CCTGTACATACTCATATTGACTTAAATCAAACATCTTTATTGCCCCTATCTCTATGTAATCCGGATGAATAGAACTGCGGTTTCATTCTGCTCATTGCGATTATTTCAGCGATGTTAATGCCTAACTCAGACAACTCATTACCCAATCGGACTAGGCTTTTGTTTGCCCAATTGTTAGCGCGGATCAAGATTCTCTCCTCTTGAGTAAGTGCGCCCCAAGTACCGTATTGCTCATGCTGAAAAGCGTACTCAGCACACTCAATTCTTATTGGGCATGAAGCGCAAACACGCCGAAGCGTTTTAATTGGTATTCCCTCAATTTCGAGTTCATACACAGTCTTAAAAAACATGTCAGTGTCCATGTCCTTACATGCAGCTTGATCGTAAAGGTCTTTAGACATCATCGCGAGAAGCAACCCCACGCTGAAATCCAATAGCCCTGCCACGCCGATAACCGATGTTCTTGCCCTGTTTGTATCCTTGTAACCACATGGCGCAACCAAAACAAACGCCCAAGATAATCCATGTTAGTTCTCTGTAAAACCCTGCATCCATATTTCTACCCCTTCAAGTAGTTGGTTATCCCAATCTACTCAAGGTCTAATCAATGTCAAGCATTTCCGCCATAATGTTTTCCGTGCCATGAGAACGACCCATTGGACTTCATGGGTACAAGGATGGGAACCACACTCTTGCCGGTTACTTCTAGGATGCCAAAACCCATCTGCCAGTTAGCAGCCCCACGAGGCTTTAGATAGTGCGCCTTGCCCATCTCCATAAGATGACCTACCTCTAGGGCGAAACGGCTCTCTACGCGCCCTGTGTAGCCTTTAGAAGCCCATATAAGCCCTTGTCTATGTGAATGCCCACACACGATGCTCTTGCCCGTTACATCCATGAGTTTTGCAGCTGTCATTCCTGCCACTTGGCTCATGTTGCCTTCGTCGCCATGCCCTAGCAATACATCTGGTGCAATCTCGGTTAGGTGTTGATTAAATGTTATGTCCAGTTCATCAATGCCAATTAGATCTGGATAAGTAAAACCCCTCAATCCGCTAACGGCAGGGGCTTTTCTTTCGATGTAACGCTCTAGTCGATCTGTATGATTTGATCTCGCTAACCAAAAGGGTTTGTTGGCACCAAGTGCGTTGCGAAACTCAGCCAAAATGTCATGTGTATCGTCTAGATGGCGTTGCAGTGCTGTTGAGTATTCGCCACGGCTGGCATCTTCCCACCTGCTAACCATCGGTAGATCGGCTTCATCTCCGACACATGCAAGAGCATCAGGCTTAGTGCGCCGAACAAACTCAATTAGGGCTTGTACGGCTTTTTTATGATGGTACGGAATTTGTAAATCTGATATGACAACTATCGTCTTAGTCGTCTGAGTCATCATCCTCTAAACTTAACTCTTGTGGATCTTCTTCCCACAATTCATCGTCATCATCTTCTTCTATGTATTCTGGATTTGGAAAGTTCCATTCAGGTAATTGACTTAAAACTAATTCCATTGATTCTTTGCGAGTAAATCCTGCACGGCAATAATGTTTTAATAATCTTGCAGCTTCAAGAGCCATTTGTAGCATTGGAGTTAGAGGCTCAGATAGGAGAATGTAATCCGGTTCGTTAGGTTGATCTGACATCTGAACCCCCGCTCTGGTATTAGGATAGCGACTTATTGAGAAGTATGCGATAAATCTCATCTACGCGTGTTTCGAGTCGCGTTACCTGATCCTTCACCGATGAGCCTGAATTGGGCTTGAGTTCGCTTAGATAGTGCAGGATTAAGAACCTAAGAGCAGATAAAAATACGCCCATAAGGGTTGCCAATGCTACGGCTAATCCTGCCCAATCCATCGGACTCATGCGACAGGTTGCTTAGGTGCTGCTCCTGCTAAGCCGGATGCAATGAATGATGACAACATGGCTCGATAATCCAAATCAAAATTAGTGGCTTGCCAAGTAACTAAAAATCCAGTGATAGCCATTAGGATTTGTTTAGATGATACTTTCATTTACAAACTCGCAATCTTAAATACGATGGGATCATGGTCGCCCGCTTTTGTGAAACTTATGTGAATATGATGATGGTGCGGGTTGCCACCTGAGTAATTGCGCCACTTCCACAATAATCTAGGACTTGCTATTTTGCCTTGGTGAATAATGTAGCCAATGCGCTTCTCACCCTTCTTAGCTGCTAAACGCAATTCATCTGCTAATTCCCAAGATTTATTTTTGTTGCCCTTTTCCAAGTCTGCATCAATGTCAATTGCCCTAACTACATTTTCACATTTAGCGTCTGGATTGTGGTCAGATTTACGGGCTTGATGGGCTATATCGCCAATCCATCCATCCGATGTCTTATCGCGTGTTGTGTAGGTGCGATTGATCTGCCACATAAGAGTCTTACCGGCTTCACATAGCCAAGGTTTAGTTACAATTTTAGTCATTTGGCAGCACCATTTTGTGTTCCTCATTATTGCAATCCCATTGGCAAGTTAATTCATTAACGGTCGCTTCATCATGGCACCTTGGCGGGATAAATGCATCTCGTATTGAATCGTAAACATAACCAATACCCGCGTAGTTGTATCTTATGCGCCCGTTGTAACTTGTGCGCACCCATTGTTCTCCGGTTTCAACCAACATGCGATCAGCAAAAGTATCTTCATCTGCATCGCAAGTAACAATAACTTGAGTAACTATCCCGTTTTCTATTTTTGCGTGATGAGCCATTAGAAAGTAATCGTTCCGCTAGATGAAGCCGTGATCTGATAAACACGATAACCGCTTCGAGTTGGTTGAGTGTAAGTTAAATTAGTAAGCGTTGCTGCTGCAAAAGTATCTGGGTAAGCAATAATGACAATTCCAGATCCTCCCGCTGCTCCATCTCTAGGAATTGCAGCAGACCCACCGCCACCGCCGCCGCCTGTGTTAGCGGTTCCTGCAACAGGATTAACAGTTCCAAAATCACTACCTTTACCACCGCCGCCAGTTCCTCCAGCGCCACCGGTTCCACCTGAACCCGCGCCTCCGCCTCCGCCACCCGCTCTGGTTGTCGCTGTACCATTAATGCTGCTGCTACTTCCGTTGCCGCCTCCACCGCCGTTAGTTGCTGGTGCATTTGCACCGGCCGCACCTGCACCGCCGCCGCCCGCGCCGGTGTCGTTAGCCGTACCCGCGCCGCCCGCGTTTCCTTGACCGCTAGGACTTGCCGCCCCTGCTGTACCGTTAAATAATCCACCGCCGCCGCCTGAACCGCCGTCTTTACCGGCTGGGTTTCCGTTGACGTTTCCGCCGCCTCCACCTCCCCCAGTGCTGGTAATCGAACTGAAAACGCTGTTTTCTCCGTTTGTGCCTTGAATTGACTCAGCACCTGCAGCCCCACCGGCTCCAATAGTAACTGTGTAAGCCACTCCTGTAGATACTGCTAAAGAGTTTTCCTTGTAGCCACCTGCACCGCCGCCACCGCCACGGTTTCCGCCGCCTCCGCCTCCGCCCGCAACAACGAGGTAGTCAACACTTGTTAATAAATTGGGTTTAACTCCAATCAATCCCGCGACAATGTTGCCAATCATTATGCAACTGCTCCAACAACTGTCCAAGCATTTGTTGCTGTTTTAATGCATACCGCTGCTTTATATTGTGCCACCGTTGGACTTGCGCTAACTGCACCGGCACTTGTAACAGTAGTTGTGCCAGAAGTAACTGCATTGATAGTCAGAAGCCCTGCACCTGTATTAAGAATTGTTATGGCAGTGCCATTAGGAAAAGCATAAGTTGCATCTGTTGGAATGCTTACAGTTTTTGTTGAAGCGTTAGAAGTAACTACTAGTGCCTGATATTGGTCAGTGCTTGCAAGTGTGTATGTTGCACCGGATTGAGTGTTAATTGTGTAAGTAACTAATCCGTTGAACATTGCAGCACTAAGTACATCACCTGTAGCTGCTGGAAATCCTGTTGCCATTTATTCTCCTAGTATCCGAGGTAGGATGTACCTAATACACCCATTGTAGCCGATCCGATGACAAATCCTGTTGCATAAGGATCAGCCACGATAAAGGTCGTTGTCCATTTGTTTGGTGATATGTCGTAACTTACCCCTTGAATAACCAAGGTATTTGAAATAGATGATCCACCGGCTTGAGTCTGTTGCACGGTTATTGGATCAAAATAATCTAACTCTAGTCCTGCAACAACACGGGCTGGATCAGTTGGATCGCCTGTATTGATAGTTACTGACTCAACTCTAATTGCCGTATCTGCTCGACTTGCAACGATTGATTGAGCCATTGATAGGGCTTCTGAATCGGTAGTCATCATCAAACCCGTGCGTGTTCGGTTATGTTGGAAGTAGTTGGCAATACTTGCACTATCGCTATCTGACTGAGCCGTCCCACCATTGCGTGTAATTACGGCTGAGTTGATTAAACCTGTATCACTAAAATCATAGGTTACTTGGTCGTAAGTAATCCCAGTGCCATCATCTGCAAACAATGTACTAGATGCGCCTTGGGCTTTAACACTGTTGTTTCGTGAGATAAATCGGGCAAAGCCAAATTGATCAAAATAAAACGCTCCAAGTTCAGATTGTTCTATCAGTTGACATGCACTTAGGGCTGATCGGTTGGCTGTAGCGGGATCGGCTTGCATTGAACTATCACCGACATCGATGTTACGCATGGATGCTGGAAATGCTGCTGCATCTAAAATCTTATTAATTCTAGTTCCACTAAGTTGAACGCCACTATCCGCAATTGTTCCCACGGAAGTTAAATTAAGCAATTGAAATCCATCGACACAATCCAATGAAACAAACCCAACTTCTCCATCTTTAGGGGCTGAATACTTCCATGCTTGAATGTAGAAGCTGCCAAGATAATAAGTGTTGCCATTGTAGGTTGAACTTAATTGAATCTTACGCATCGGTAACACATTTGGATAATACGGACTAGATGTATTGCTTGGGTTGAAATCACCATTTTGATCGGCAATAACAATTGCTGCTCTACCACCTTGAAATGAATCACTTAAACGATTGTAAGCCCTACGGATAGATGCTTTTAATACTTGATTGGATACATCAATAGATTGAAAATTTGCTGAATCAGATAAAACACCTACGCCCAATGGAGTTAATGGGTTATCGATCTGCATTGGTGGCGCGAACGATGCACCGTTACTAAGTACAATCGTGGCAACTAGCGTTGGTGCTAATGCCATTACCTGCCACCATTAGGAAGGATTGGATTGGCTCCATAGTATTGAACGCGTTGGATGCCTTCTAGGATCGCATTTTGTAAATCTTGTTCTGCCAATACTGATCCAGCGTTATTAATCGTGAGATTAATTGGAGAACCACCGGAAGCGCCCACGCCTAAGTAATCAAAAGTTCCAGTTGACATAGGGGCTGCAACAGGAGCAGGTACAAATGCAGGAATAGCAGATGGAGTTACCATTGCTCCAGCCCCGCCACCTGTAGCAGTGCCTTGTATCCCAAGGTAATTAGAAGCGGCAGGAGCCTTCATATTGGCTACAGTAGCGTTCCAATAAGCCAACCAACTATCTAATGCAGCCTTTTGTGAATCTAGAACTTTATTAACGCCTTGGATTTGAGTTTGATAAAGATCGATAGATTCAAACTTTTCAGTGCGTATTTGTGCCAATCGGTTAGCAGCTGCAACGGTTTGGATTGAATCAATATCCTCAGTGATCTTAAATCCGGCTTTTTTTGCTGCTTCCTCTGCCATCAATTGTTCAACAGATTTCTTATCTACATCTAATTTACCTTCGGCTAAACCTTTTGCTTCTTTAGCGTTTTTTAATGCCATGTATTCAGCGTTACGCGCACTAATAATTTGTGTGGTCTTAGCCTTTTGCAAAGCTAGGTTTATTCTCTGTTGTTTACCTTCTGCCGCTGCAAAATTGACAATGCCGCCAAACACTTTTGAAATTGCTCGACCTAAATACAGAATCTTGTTTAGAACTGGATCTTGTTCCAATTTGTCAAACATAATTCCAATTGATCCAATGATGTCTGCAACGGTTTGAGCAGTGCCTTGTAACTTTTTAGTAAAGCCATCAATTCCACCGCCTTTGGCAACAAACCTATTGATGGCATCAATCAATGCAACACCAATAACCTCGGATGCTTCATCTGCTGCAACCTTTAAACGATCAAATCCACCTGCTGCTGTTTTGGCTTCTTGTTCCGCAAACCCTGCAAAATTCTTGCGCAATACAGTCATGATTTTATTCATGTCTTTAGATTTAAGAACAGTTGAATCTACACCTAAACCGAGTCTGCCTAAAGATGCAGTGTTGCCATCATAAGCCTTACCCAATGCAGCAGAAATTGTTTCAATGTCTTTACCTGTAGCAGCAGATATATTCATTGCTACTGTTAGCGCGTTTTGGGCTGTAGCAACATCCTCTGTACTTCTCGCCAACCTAGCCAACGATGGTCTAAGAACATCATCACTAAGTCCATATAATTTACCCATTTGGGTTATTTGTGCTTCAGTGCTGTAAACCGCTAAATCGGTAGCAGATGCGACATTCTTTAAGGTTAAGGCTAATGATCTCTGTGCCTTTTCATCTGCCAAGGCATTTTGAATTGAATCCTTTAGTGCGCGTTTGCCGTAATAGGTAGCAGCAACGGCAGCTGCTCCCCATGCAGCCTTAGATTTTTTAGCAAAAACACTTGTTTCTTTGGTTAAACCTCTAATGCCTTTAATAGCATCTTTAACGGCTTTGTCTTTCCAAACTCCACTGAGTACAAATCTAGCCATTGCGAGCTGCTTCCTGATTGAATTTTCTCTGTAAACTTAATTCCGCTTCATATTGAGCGCGTTTAATTGCGGCATTTGCTTTGCCAGAATCCTCACGACCGGCTCGGATTAATGCTCTACCGCGACCTTTTGTAATCATGTAAAAACTTTGTAATCTTAATTTGAATTGATAAGAAGCATTAGGATTTATACTGTTGTTTTTGCGTGTACTGTTACCGGCAACAATGCCGCCTTTTTCATAGATGTTACCAGCAGGGGACATTTGTTCTATGGCTACGGCTGTTGAAAATCCTCTGGAATTTTGTTTACTGCGTTGCTTCTTGATTCTTAATCCGGACTTCATAGATATTGCATCGTACCGTGGGAAAGTGCGCACATTGTTAGTTACTTCATTTTCATTTCTAACAGTAAATCTTGCAGCTTCTTTCCAGCGACTAAGTCCGGGAATAGCATCGTCTTTAATATATGTACGGGCATGGATCTTAACTGTATTTGCAGCTTTATTAATGGCTTTATCCATCTTTTTTTTGCCATCTTTATCAAATTCTTTTAAGGCACTCTCAAGGTCTTTAACGCCTAGTAGGACGATTGTTTCTGGCATTTTTCTGAGCCTTGTGCCTTTCCTCTAGTACCGCCTTTAGTGCCTTGTACATCCAATGATCCAACGCCATGATCTCATTAGGCGATGAATTTGTTGCTATAGCGAGAGCCGCGACTTCATAGGTGCGCGTATCCCGCGTTAGCCATTTGGGTCGTCTAACTCCAACTCGACAAGACTCAAGGTATCTAGAAAACCGTTCTCAAATGGCTTTACAGTTTGTCCAGCAGCTTTTAGACATAACCAAGCCAAAAAGTACACATGCTCTTGCTTCTCCTGATCTCTCAGGGTCTTAGCAAAACCACCTCCAACATACTTTTCAAAATCCACCTCAATCTTAGGTGTGATCTGATAAGAACCGCTGGAACCATCCTCTAGTGTTACCTTGAGTTTCATCTTTTCCCCTTCTCAGTTTTTATGGATATGAACGAACTATTGTTCCGCTTACAGGCCAAGTAACGCTAACTGTTGCCAATTCGGTTACATTGTAAACTTGTGGCCATTCAGTAACAAGACATGTGGCAGTGTACAGTGGATTAGATGCACTTGCAGTTGTATTGAATGGTTTAACTGTTACTACAGTGTTTGTGCCAACCAAACCATTGCTTGTGGTTACTCCACCGTTGATGGTCTGATTAACTTTTGAAGTAGCAAAATCAGCAATAAAATCAATGCTGATGCTTGAGTTTTCTAATCCAGCGATTCTCTTATGTCCTGCATCGCCCATTGCAGTTACTTCTAATTCATCAAAAGTTTGATTTAGAGTTACGCTGCTAACATAGGTTGACAAGTCAATGCCATTAACGGTAACTACCGCACCGTTGGCTAAAAATTGTGCCATTATTTTTCCTCTTTCATTTTCTTAGTTTCCGGTTCGATATGTTCCGTTTGAATAAGATGATTTATGTTGATGCCAACCAAATCATCTGCTGACAAAATCTCACCCTTTGCTTTGCCACAAACGAGTGAGTCGCCAATTACCTTGTATGTTGCCATTTTAACTCCAACTCGATAGAACTTGTAAACTGACATCTGCACTCATTAAGTCCCCACTGGCTAGCGAGAAAATTTGTGGAGCAGATACAGTTCTAATTGTAACGCTATCTAAGTTTGTTTTTAACTTAGTAATTGCGCTTTGGATTATGTTTTCAATTCCAACCAAGTTTCCTTGATTATCTAGGGCTGGAACCGTAAAAGTTAGTTTTAGATTTGCGTAGCAGCTGAAAGATGTTTGATTGTTAATTAGTTCAACCATGGGATCGTCCCAACTGACTATGCAGGAATTTGGAATAACGGCATTAGGTGGAAAACTAAAAGTTTGAAATAGCGTGGCATCTGCCACGGCTGAGGCTACGGATGTTCTTAGTGTTGCCCAAGACATTTTCAGCCAATCATTCCGGAAGTGGACATCCACGGACTAATGAGCCCTTTTACACGGCTCAAGAGCGACACGCCCATTTTATATGGGGCTGGTTGAAAATCGATGCCAGTCATGCCACCGCTAGGGGCTTGACGGCTTTGGAAAATATCTACTGCAATGCTCATGGCGGCTTCCGAAATTGGTGCAATAGTTTCATAATCAATGTGGACAGTGCCGGTAATAGTTCCATAAGGTGAAACGCGATGAAGTGCTTGATCTGCAGGAGAGCCAGTTAAAACATAACTAATTGAATAAGAATCAACAGCAGTAATTGTTTTAGATCCATTAAATGTGGCTCCGCAACCGCTGATAGTAACGACCTGACCAACTACAAATGGATTAATGTCTGCTGTGTAAAGGGTTACTGTTTTGCTTAATAATTGTTGTTCATTTACATAAGCATTGTTTTTTGCTAAGTATTCATCAATAATTAAATTAGAACTATCGCAAATTTGTTGCAATACGGCATCCGTGTACAACGCACCAATTCCGAGTGTAGTTCTCAGTTCGGCTACTGTAACAAATGCCATTTTTACTCCTTTAGGGTGGGAGCCTTCTCATTCGGAAGGGGCGAACCGGAAGGCTCCCGATCTAGTTTGTTATTAC